TAATGAGATCTCGTAAGTAATATACTTGTCACATTTGCTGCATTAATGAGTAATAGAATAGCTAAGTTAATATACCCTTCACGATAATAGACAAGTGTTGTGAGCAGAACAAAGGCTGTGTGTCCACTGAAAATCTTATCATAACAATGTCCTCGGATATAGGCCAGCCAATCCATCCCTTCTTCCTCCTTGTGATGTTTCGGTAGAATTGTACATACAATTGTCACTGATCGCAGAGCCATAATAAGGAGAAATTTTGCTAAGATTTCACTTAGCACGATGGTTGTCGGAATAAAGAAAAATGATATGATTGTCGCCACGGCAATCGTATCGTTATATTCCTTAAAATCATGTAAATCCGGAGTTACACTATGAACTAGATCAAAGACATGCTGTGTTTTTTGATCACCTTTGTAGAAGTTCTTACCCAATTCATGTGTCCAATAGTTTGATACTGTAATCAAACCAAGAAGAAACAGAACCAACGCCGCGCCTTGAAGGTCCATCTTCTACTCGGTCAGCCTATTTATATTTAATTTACACGTTGGTTTAAAGTATGCGTGGTTTTTTATACTATGGACGGCATTGAGGTGTTTAATACCCCGTTTGGTGAAATAAGTTGTTATAACAACGACGAGAATTTTATTTATCATTTGCGGATGGGCGGATGGTGGGAATATGAGTTACTTGTAAAGTATTTACTCCCTTATATTGTAAGAAGTCATGTTATTCTTGATATTGGTGCTCATATTGGCTCTCATTCAGTGTTTTACGGACATGTAAACCCTGCCGCACAAATACTCGCATTTGAACCCCAGAAAGCAATATATACTCTTTTACAAAAGAATACATCACGCTATCCAAATGTACTTGCTCTAAATGGCTGTCTCGGTCACATAGAAAAGCGTGTGACTCTTTCACAGAAATGCTCTGGACAGGATGTTATATACGGAAATTCAAAGACAGTCAATATGGGTGGAATGGCTCTTGGTGAACATGGAGAGCAAACAGAAATGGCGAGGGTTGATTCGCTTAACTTACCCAGATGCGATTTCATTAAAATAGATGTTGAAGGAGCAGAAGGACTTGTTTTTATGGGAGCAAAGGATACTCTGTTCAAGTTCAAACCAGTCATTTGTTTTGAATACAGTCCTCAGCTTGATACAACTCCCATTAAGAATCTTTTTTCTCTAGACAAAGTTCCTGATGCGAAGGAAATGCTTGTTGAAATTGGATATACAAAGTTTACATTTTTAGAAGGCGATAACTGGCTGGCCGAATGGGCTTAGTTTCCAAACAGAATCGCCGAACGACCTTTCTCAAACTCCATAGCGGCCCATCCTTCTACGTAGACATCAAGGGTGGTATTCGGATTTCCTGTAACTGGATCATTCGGTATTGCTGCGAGGTCAATGAGTAAGGTTGGTTTATCAGCCGTTGTAAAGTTGATTGATCCCTCTAACTGTCGTGGAACAGCGGGATCACGGCCTATCCTATCACCTAACGTCCAGTTCATGTAGGATAGATTATATCCTGGATCACGTTCTTCTTTTGCGTGACACTCAAGTGTGTGCCATACAGACGAATCCCAAGATGTTTCACGATCGCGACTCGCAATCAATAAACTGATTTTATTATAGAACTGACCACCACTGATATCAGCCGTGTAGTTCCAGTACTGATTGGCTCGCAGAACAGGCATTGAATGAAAAGCCATAACAATACGTCCAACAGGGTGATTTCCATCCAAAAGTCGTTTCGCAGTTGCTACACCTCCGCGTGTAATGGGTGCGTAATCAGTTGATCCCTGTGTAAAGTTATTCTCATAAATGGATTCAAACGGTATCGTAAGAGTTGTTGTTTTGAGAGCATCTTGTGTTTCACGATCTGTGTAGATATGTCTTGTTTCAATCATTACAGTTGGACGTTGAAGATCATTACGACCGAGTGTCCTAAATGGAACAGAGTTTCCATTAGGAACTGTTTGACATCCAAAATCACTGCGACCCCATGGTTGAGGCTTTTCACGACCATCGGATGCTTCCACAAGATCTTCTAGTTTCCGTAGAATACAGCGTACTCTGTAGGCTTGCGTTGTGGCGGCGACACGCGGAAATCCACCCTCATTCAGATGTTGACATCCAATAATCGGTAACGGTAAACGGAGCTTTCCAGGAGTTGCGTTCCATCCAATCCCACGAGGTGATCCATCGTGAGTTCCTGTAAGAATATTGTCAAGAAATGCGCTGTTCAAGGTTCCACGGCTCCGTGATAAGGCAAAGAGACTGTCGCCTGACCATTCTTGAACAAGGTACCGATCCTGGAAAAACTGGATTTTACTGAATAAGAAATACGCGATACCACGCGTGTATCCATAGGATACATTCGCGGTGTCTGTAATAAGCGAACGTGTATTAATGGCTGCTTGCGTTTCAGGAAGCCATGTAGGGAGTTCAATGATGAGAGTTGGCTCAACGACAACATCTCCTGCGATCTCAAACTCGAACTCAATCGGGCGACCAAAATCAACAGCCTGTAGTGGGGGTAGAAGGCGCGTTTCATGAATCACTTGTGAATGCGGTTTATAAGCATTGTCATACGGATAGAGCGCTGTTTTATCATCGGCGAAAAAATAAACATCTTTGTTTCCACGACACAGCAGCTCGTAGAGAGCTCCTTCGCTGCGCACGTTTGTTGCATTCATCCGTGCCTCCTGCTCTACATCATAAAAAATTGAAAACTGTTTTTATACGCTGAGTAGGATACCGATACGATGGAGTTCGTCTACGTTGTTGTTGAGAATGGTGATCCGTATCTATGTGCCTACAAGACTTACGATCAAGCTGTTGCGGCTGTAAAGGTTAAGCACAAGGCGACTCTTGATGAAGATCTCTTATACTTAGAACAGTATGGGGAAAGTTGTCATGAGGTCGATGTTCCTGAGTCGATGACTGGAGAGTCACATCTCTACATTGAAAAGGGTATCAGTATTTATATCTACAAGCTTCCTATTGTTCAGTAGGCTCCTCCACAGGAGCAAAGAGCCTCAGTGTTGCCGCTTGTTCCACCCGTTTAGGAAGTTTTATTTCCGCCTTACGCCCGTAGCGTGCGAACCAGAATACATGTTCTGATGGTTCTCCTGTCTTAATCCATTCATCAAGATGTGTCTTTGCTTCCTTGTACCCGGGATCCGATACATGAATACCAAGTTCCTTCAGTTTTTTTAGTAACGTAACGGCTTCCTGTACACGTTCAGCTTTTGTCTTGTAGACGACCATGTTTATAAATTTGAAGGTTATCTTCCTTTAACCTAGTAGTAAATGATGCAGTGTACTTGCCATATTGCGTGCGAGTCATGTAGGTTGAAGGAAAAGAGCTTTTATCCAACAATGACAGCAACACATAAGCGCCTTATAGATGACAAAGCTGAGAAGGAACATAGTGTTGCTGAGTTTATTCGTGACATTCTAATGACACTCAAATGCGAAAAGAAGAATATTGAGGGTGAGTTCTGTGTAGCAGATATTCAGATTCTTTCACCGAAAAGTCTATACATAAACATTTCGCTGAAAACCGGATATAGTGAACTGCTTCAGAGTATCCTCCATCGTGAAACGAATCGTCTTCGCGATGCGGGATATGAAAAGGCAACCTTCTACGGTCGCAATATGTCTATGATTGTTCCTCTCTAGTTTCACTGAGGCTCCGTTAAATAGCATTTAGTTACTGTGCTCGTTAATATATCTATCGTAGAGGGTCCCCATACACGGCCTGATGCTACAAGATCCTTTGTAGCATAATCAGTATACGTGAAATATGCCGTATTGATCGTGCTTATTAAACTTGTATTATTAAACCTAGGTTGTACATTTGAAAGATTCGCGGCATAGTTATTCCAAATAACGTTGGCTTGGATCTGCTTCAGGCGATCACTCCCATCCATCTCTGCGCTCTAAGGGTCCTTAAGAAGTTCAGCCGAGAAGAAAGAGACATGTGTGGTATCTGGGCTTGGTTCGGTCCCTCTGTATGCCCGGATGCGGCTGCTAACGTAAACAAACTACTGAATCGGGGACCCGAGTCGTGTAAAGTGGTGGATGTATCGGGTGGAACTTTCGGATTTACTCGCCTTGCGATCAATGGTCTTCACGAAGGTGGTATGCAACCCTTCGATTCAGATGGCATTATGTGGATGTGTAATGGTGAAATCTACAATGCTCATGCCCTTGCGGAAGAATATAATATTCCTATGCCATCAGGTTCTGATTGTGAAGTGCTAGGACCCCTCTATAAGATTCATCGGGATGACCCTGCGGCCTTTTTTCGTTGCTTGGATGGTGTCTTTGCCATTGTAATCTTTGATAAGGAGCGTGATAAGCTGTTCTGGGGTCGCGATCCGTACGGTGTCCGCCCGATGTTTGTAGGAAGGCAGACAGATGGCCTTGTACTGAAGAAACCTGAAGAAGTACATGATTTCAGTGCCTTGACGATGCGTCTACTTGTAGGTGGTGCGACCTTACGCGGACTCTGTATTGCGAGTGAACAAAAGGCGATTCCTACCTCTGTAGATCATGTGATGCAGTTCAAGCCTAGCTGCTTTGGATCTGTAACGGTGCCCTGCCTTGATAACTTCTTTATGGGAGCATATCATCAGAGTCCGTGGCTCAAGAATCCATTGTATTCTCCTGCGACGTGGAGCGGTGAAGAGAATGCATTTGCGGCTGTGCGGTTTGCCCTGGAAGAGGCGGTTCGCAAGCGGCTTATGACGGAGAGGCCAGTCGCTGCGCTTCTGAGTGGTGGCTTGGATAGCAGTCTCATCGCATCACTTGTTCAGAAAAATCTGCGTGCCCTTAAACTTCCAGCCCTTAAGACATTCAGCATTGGAATGCCTGGTAGCACAGACCTTGCGTATGCTCGTAAGGTTGCCGACTGGATTGGATCAGATCACCACGAGGTTCTTCTTGACGCGGATGCTTTCT